AAAGAGGGGATAGTTACATTTGCCCAAGCCTCTAGTTGTAGATTATACTTATCTGCTATATTCTTAATAGCTCTGGACTTACTAGCTACAGTTCCCTTGTCTAGTCTATCTGCATAGGTAGCAAGGTCAAGGTAAGCCTCTTTTACTATAGCTTCTATTAGTTTGACTTGTATGTCTGACTGGACTATCCCCTCAGGTCTAATCCTCCTCTTCGTCTCTGCCATTGTTTCCTCTGTTAATTATTGAGAACGGGTTGGCTTTATTTTTAGCATCTAACTCTTGCTGTATTCGGTTAAGTTTATCTACTGCTTCATCTCTAGTTATCCCTTCAACATTAGCAATAGCATCCTCTTTTGTAGTCAATTCATAATCTAATTTACCTTTTTCATTCTCTAAGATTTCTAATTCATCCATAATAATCCCATCCTGCCACAATATAGTTGGCACTTCAGTTTGTGCTGGTCTTTTATCATCTGCTTGTAATTGGTTATTCCTTGCAAATTCAATAGCACTTTCAATTAATGACTTTATACCATTATCCCAGTACATTTGCTTTCTATGTTTCAATGACAAGGTTCTCAATAACTTATATTTCAATGCCCTTCCTGACTCGGCTACTCCATACTTGGTAAGTCCAAACAAAGTAGGGGACATCTGGGAACTAATCCATAACTGCTCTAATAACACATCAATCTGTGCAAATGATGACTCCAACTTAGAGTCCCATACAATATACTCTGGTTTGCTTACCTCACCATTCATAGGGTGGCTTGGTAGTTCAATCATACCTAAGTTCTGTCGGCTTACATTCCCGCTTCCATCTAATACACCTTGAGGGACTGCTAATATAGGGTCTCCGTGTTTGTCTAATATATGCTCATTACGGGATAATCTGTTGTTGATAGCAAAGAATAAATCTACTAAATCCTCATAGTCACTAATACCCCAAAACTTACCACTCATCCCCCTGTTTTTTATGTGGTGGATAAGACTATACCCTTCACCTAGATTGGTCTTTACAATTGGCTCTATCCCAAGTATGTCCATTGAGCTATATTCACCACCAATAGTATTTTGTTTGAACTCATACACTCTAGTCTCTATCTCACCTACTCTATATGTCTCTACTACTAAATATTCTCTCTCATCAATAGTCTGCCTATATGCTAACACATGCTCTTTGACTGGTGCTTTTACATTGTTGTCATTATAGACTGGAAAGTATACATCAGGTTTAACTGTGTCTATTCTAATCTGTCCATCTACTGCTAATATTCTCATTACTGAGTCACCTTTATAGCTAGAGACAACGGCTTCCTCATATAGGGTTGTCCAAAGGCTGTTCTCATAGAATAGTTTGTCTACAAAATCTTGATTAGTTTTATTTTCTAACAATATCTTTGGTTGCTCTTCAAATAATAAATCAGCTGATATAGTACTCATAATCCTTGGATAGGGCAGTATTACATACCTAACTTTAGGGTCTAATCCTGAAAATTGGGGGTCATATTGTTCTAATTTACTTCTAAAAGCCGTTCTATGGTCGCCCATAAATAACCTCTCGTAGGTGTCATATTTGGCTAATCTGTCTATGTCTTTTTGCGGAGGATATTGCTTCATAAATTAAAATCCAAATGGTTTATTACTATATACTTTAGCACTTGTTGCCTTTTCAGCTTCCATATAGTCTACACAATATCGCATTGCATCCATAATATGGTCTTTTACTTTGATTGGGATATCCATATTCTGTCCGTCTTTATTCTTTTGCCATCTGTAGAATTGCAACTCTTTAATCATATTAACCGAGTCGCTAGTTACATAGAATTGTTTAGTCTTTACCGCATTTATACCACGGATTACTGAGCCTTTATTCTTATAAGCTGGCTTTATATTGTATCCTGCATTGAATATATCATTTATCTTTCCAGGGTCTTCGCTATCTCCTACCATTACGGTCTGTCTGTCTATATTTAACTCTTGCATTTTCCTGATTATATCATCTGAGTTTAAGCCTGACTGATATAATAACTCTTTAGCATAGATGACATTATCCTTTTCTCTTACCTCTACAATAGCAGTCTGATTATTAAATCCCCAGTCAGCTCCATAGTATCGCCTATCATAAACCTCTGGTAATGCTTCACATACCTGCCAATGAGTGTAGATTAAGTCTTCACTTACTCCCCGCTCACCCAGTCCAAACACTCTCCAGAAGTTAGGGTCAAGTGTCCTATACTGTTCAATCTCAGCTACTGTCTCTTTGCTAAGGAACGGGTTGTCTTTGTAGGTTGACTTTATTATTACACAGTCATCTCTAGTTATTACATCATCATAGATCCAGTGGAATGAGTCGGACGGGTTAAAATCCAATGTAATCTCCCCCGTTGTTCTCATTGCTAATTGCCTCCAGTCTTCTCTGGATAACTCATTAGCCTCATTAAGCCATAGATAGTCTCTCTTAGCCCCTCTTTTCTTCTGTGGGTTATCCATACCTAGAAACTCTATTAAGTTACCGTTAAGTGTGTATGTTTTAAGTGTTTTATTGTGGTTGGTTGAGTTATACAGCCCCCAGTTAATAAGTATCTCAAAAAAGTCTCTTGCCACAGTCAAATCTAAGGCAGGGGATGTCTTTCTTACAATAGACAAGACTTTCCCCTTTTCTTTTAATAGCTTTAGGATATACTTCTGGCAGATAGAATATGTCTTAGAACTTCTGGAGCTTCCCTGATTGACTATAATCCTCTTGTCTGCCTTCCAGTTTCTCTCAAATACATTAGTCGCTTGGATCTTCATTGTCTTGTATTACAGATAGGGCAAATGGTGACTACTTGGGTTATTACTATCCCACAGCCCTTGCATTTGTTATAATCTGGTTTAGCTAATAAATACTTTTGGTGTTCCAATATATCTGGATCAGTCTCGTCTTTATACATCCACACTCCTCTCATTAAACTTTTCTTTTTTACCCACTTGGTCACACTTGCTCGATGTACTTTTATTGCTCTTGCAAAATCATACTGCGACTCAAACCTTATCTCCTCACCTGTAATGGTATTGATTACACTAATTGGTTTCCTCTGGGGATACTTCATTTTGGTTGGTTAGTATTTCTATTTCGAATTTGGTATCTATCTTTTCATTCTTGCTAGTATGGTCTATGTATGACTGGTTTAACTTCTTATGCTCATCATCTCGGGAGGTAAGTCTATACAGTGCTATCTGTAATGTTGGGTTATCTGACTCGTACCATTTGGTCCTTAATTTTGCTTTTGTAGATACAGCATTGTCCTCAAGTAAACTTTTTAATTCGTTAATTTCGTTAGAGTCAATAGGGAAGTATTCGTAAAATGTAGGTTTGGATATTGGAAGAAAACTTACAATTTCCTCAATAAAAATAAGATTGTGTTTGGCTATCACTTCTTTTGCTTTCTTGAATATTTTGTCAATTTCTTTTTGACTTCTTGCCATAAATTATTTTTTCTTTTTTCCTAAATTATTATATCCTGATTTCTTTTTTGACATAATGTTTTGATAATTATTGATAACTATTATTACTATATCAATTAGTATGTTGGTTGTCAATAATGGTTATATTTATTCTGGCTTAAAAAAATGCTGACACAATACTTCAAATTGTTTGTGATGTATTTTACAAAGTGTCATTAAATTACCATATTTATGTTCCCCTCCGTATTTTAATGGTTTAATGTGATGTACTTCTAAATTTTTATTTGTACCACATTTTTCACAAACTGGGTTTTCTTCTAAATGGTATTCTCTTCTTTTTGATTTATATCCATTTTTGTAATAAAAACTTCTATACTTTTTAACATAATCAGAATTTTGTTCTCTATATTTTTTATTATATTCTTTAATATGCTCTTTTTTTCTCTGCCTATATAGTTGTTTTAAGTGTAGTTTTGAACATTTGAAACTACAATAGCTTGTCTGTTTTCCAGTTAAAGGAGCTTCACATTTTTTGCAAGTCATAAATTAAAATTAATTATATAACTACATTATACTCCCCTTTTGTAAATTATGCAAGGGGGAGTGGTTCTACATCTAATATTGCTTGTATTAATTGTTGTCTATATGCTTCAAAATCATACCCTTCTAACTGGCAAAC